CCCTGCTGCTTGATCTCGTCGAGCAGCTGCTGCCCAAGCGTCATGGGCTGATTCAGACCGACGAAGCGCACGTTCCGCTCGTCGTCGGTCACGCGAATCCACTTCTCGGCCGTCCAGAACTGGCGAATGCGGTTCCACACCTTGCGGTACACGTCGAGCTGGAATTGCTTGTGGGCGTCGAGCGGCGGGCCAAGCTCGGCCAGGCCCGCCTCGGTGCGCTGCAGGAGCGCGCGGCCTGACTGCACCCGGGAATCTTTGCCCAGCACCGCGGCATTCGCTCCCAGCGCGTCGATGGACGCCCGCGAGTCCTGCAACAGCTGAAACTGCGATTCCGCCATGTCGCCAGTGGGGAGCACGCCGAAGTCTTCGCCGAACTTCCCGGACCCGGCCATCTCGACGTGGCCGTCCGGCTTCTTCAGTTCGTCTCGAATCTTGTTCTTATCACCCGCCACCTGGTTTCCCCAGGTCTGGCGCACGTTGACCAAGTGCATGAACTTGGATCGGCGCTTGTTGATTTCGTCCTGCACGCTGATCCAGCGGCGCACGACACCGAAGCGGTTTCCATCGCGGTCGATGTAGCAGGAGCCAAACACCACGCCGTCATCCGGGTTGCCGTCTTCGTCCACGTAAGGAGAGGGCATGCGCTCCAGGATGCCGGCCTTTGTGAAGCAGGTGTAGTAGACCTCTTGTCCCTCTTTGCTCCACGCCTCGACCACGCGCACGCGCTTGCGCTTGGAGTCAACCCAGCGAGTGCGTGGCACATCGTCGTAGGTCTGACTGCCAGACGCTCCCGAGTTTTGCATCGTGCTGTCGATGATCTCGCGCCTGTCTGGCCAGCGCGCTACAGCGTCTTCAAGGTCCATCCAAAGCACTTGACCCTTGACCTTGCCGTCGTTCCAGTTCTTGGCCCGGCTGTGCTCGTCGCCCCACATACGATCCCATGGGATCGGCAGGATTTCGATGCACATCTCCCCGTTCTTCTCGGCCACGCGCACGTCAACCCCGCATGCGCCCTCAACGATGAGGTTGTCCCAGCACTCGCTGCGCGTGCGGTCCCATCGCTGATCGTCCATCACGTAGCGCAGGGAGTCGGTTGCAGCGTTAGCGCCATCTTCTTCTGCCGGCGTGCGCGGGAAGGCCTTCGGCAGCGAGCGGCGCTGCGCCTCCAGGCCCATCATGGAGTCGATCTTCGGGCCGATGCGGTCGTCGGTGACCACAGGTTGCTTGCGCTGCTTGAGCTTTGCTACCTCCTCGTCTGTCCACTGGACGCCGTTTCGGTAGTCGCGGGCCTTCTCCGCTTCCTCGCGCGCCTCGGTTGTCGATTGGTCGTAGCTCTCAAACGATGTCACCAGCGCGGTCAGCGCTGCGGCGTCATCCGTGCTGTTGGGTTCATCGGTCATGCGGTGCGCCAATCGTCTGTTTCGTTTGCTTCAAATGCTCGATCCCAGATGTCGCGCGGCTTCTTCTCGGCCGCGGTGTGCTGGGCAATGGCTGGGTGCGCGTTCTGGAGTGCGCGGCCGATCACGGCGGCAGCGTCCACTTCGTCGTCGTTCTTGCCGCCGGGGAACTTGAGGTACTGGCCCAGCACGTCGTCTCCCTCGGGGCCGACTGGCAGCCACACGCGGCCACTTGCGGCCATGCCCTGAAAGGCCTGCGCCTTCGTCGGCTTGTCGGCGCCGTGGGGGCTGATGGGCTCAATGCGACAGTGCACGTTCTGCTCGCGCATGAGCCGCGACACAAAACCGGCCGCCGACTTCCAGTTGTTGTCGTCCTCGGGGAACCACGCGAACGGCCGGTGCCGCTGAATGAGTCCGAGCTTCTTTTCCTTTTTGACGCCGATCACGCGATCGGCCGTCTTGTCCAGCGTCTCTTGGTGCCGGAACCCATCGAGCAAGTAGAGGTCGCCCTGCGGGCACACGCCCCACACTCGCACGCAGGTGTAGTCGCTGTCACTCGCACCTGCCGGCGCGTGGTCGCTGGTGATGTACTTGTGCAGGTTCGCCGGCAGTTGGGCCGGGGTGTAGCGGCGGAACCATTCGCGCTTGAAGAAGGTGCCGTCCTCGGGTGCCGGGTCTTGCATGTAGAGCGATGACCATTGCCGCCGGTCAGTGTTGGCCTTGATCCGAGCCAGCGCTTCGCTGTCGTATCGCTCTGGCCAGGGCGGGTTGTCGATGTCGGCCGGGAGGTTCACAACCACCCACTTGTCGCCGCCCTTCGTCTGCTCCGCCAGCAAGCGCCCCACGAGGTCATCCTCGTGCATCCGGTGCTGGATGATGATGATTGCGCCGCTCGGGTGGATGCGGTTGTAGAAGGTGCCGCGATACCAGTTCCACACCCGCTCGCGGGCCAGGGCGCTCTGCCCGTCTTCCCACGTTGAAAACGGGTCGTCAACGATCCCGAGCTGAGCCCCGCGGCCGAACAGCGCGCCGCCGATACCCACCGCGTAGTAGCCGCCGCCAGCGGTCGTTTTCCACCGGCCCTTTGCTTGGGTGTCTTCTGCCAGCTCTACCGCGCCGAACAGCTTGCCGAATTCTGGCGACTTCACGCAGTTGCGGACCTCGCCACCAAACTCGGCCGCCAGCATGTTTGTAGCCGAGGCCGAGATGATGTCTAGCGTCGGGTCGCGCCCGAGCAAGTACGCCGGGGCTCGCTTGCTCGCTACAGTGCTCTTGCCGTGCTGCGGCGGGCACAACAGCATCAGCCGATCAACTTCCTTTCGCGCCACTCGATCAAGCTGGCGACATATTTCACGGTGGATCGGCCCAGCCTTCCACCGAAGCGTCGTGTACTCAGTGAACGCTAGTAGATCCTGCCGGGCTCTGCGCCGTAGCAGAAGCTCTTGCGCCGCTTCCTGCGGCGATGGAAGCGAGGTCGTCATCTGTCATTTCGTGAGCAGCGCGCGCACCGCGCGGCGTGCCGCGGTCAGCGCCGTTGATGTCGTCCAGGCCGAGCGCCTTGCGCTCCAGCACCTGCACCTTTGTCAGGGTGTCGGCCAGCTTCTGGAGCGAGCCGACGCGGTTGCCCAGTTTCAGGAGGTTGCCGAAAGAGTTGCGGGCCGACTGAAGCTCTTCATCGCTCATGTCGGGCTGCAGCGTCTCGAACAGGGCGGCCAGTTTCTCCGGGCTGTGCGTGGCCGTCGCCAGCTCATGGAGCATGTCCATTGCCAGGGTGTTCGCAGCCGCGATGTCTTTCCGGTGCCGCAGGATCACCTGCGCGTTCAGCTCGGCGGCTGCAAGCACAGTCGTCTTCGCTTGCTCCTGACCGTCTTTCGCCACGTCCTTGACCAGCTCGGCCATCAGCCGCGCGTCTGTGGCTTGCTTGACCAGCTCGGTCAAGTCTTGTGGCCAGGCACTCGGGTCTTTTGCGCGGTCGGCCTTGATCTTGCGGCAGAGCGTGGCCTCGTTGAGCTTGTGCTTTGCCGCCAGCTCCTGCTGCGTGAGATTGCCGGGGCGGTAGTCCCGCTGGACGGCGGGCCAGTCGATCCGCTTGTACTTTGATGCGTCGGTCACTTTTCGCTCACTGCCGCGCCTTCAGCGCGTCTTTCACTGGCTCGGGCCTTGCGATGGTCTTCGAGGGCTTCAGATCGGGCCGCGCGGTGGTGTTTGGCCGCGTGGATGATCCAGGCGAAGGGATTCACGCCGGCCTCGGGGTCAAGCCGTGGCGACGGGGGCATGCGCAGCAGGCTCATGGCGCGTTCACCGGCCACTCGCCGAGCAGGGCCCGGACATCGGTTGCGTGCTGCTCAGCCGCTCGCGCGTGCGCTGCATCAGCTCGCAGTGCTCCCTCAAGTAGCTCCCCGAGGGTGGCGGCGTCTGCACGGCAGGCGGCGATGGAATCGGCAGCGGCTTGATGACGACCGGCGGCGAAGGCGGACACGTCGCTGTGCAGGCGGTCAAGCTGGCCGCGCAGGTCAGCAGCCAGGCGCTCATTGCGCGCGTTCTCTTCGGCTTTGGCACGATAGGACTCCATCTGTCTTGCGTGCCAGCGGCTCATCAGGCGCTGGCCCTCTTGCGTGGCTTCGCGGGCCGCCCGCTCCTGGTCGGCGCGCTCGGTGGCCCAGGCCTCGCGCACCTGGGTGGTCTTGAGGCGCTCGGCCGCGAGCTGGATGCGCTGCGTGCCGATCACTGCGGCCAGGCATGCCAGGGCCGCGACAACCGCGGTCCACTTGACCCAGCTCGGGATCAGCTGCAGCTTGAGCATCAGGCGTCAGCGACAGTCGCGCAGGCGGTGTCGTAGCTCGCAGGCCACCGCTCAGGGTACGGCTTGCCGGGCCGCCAGGTGCGCAGGTAGTACGCCCAGGATGCTGCCTCAGCGCCCACCACCGGGATCGGGTACGGGTCGGTGTAGAGCAGCAGCCGGGCCACGCCTGCCGCCAGCACGTCGTCATGCTCCAGCATGGCCCAGATCGCGGCCGGGTCGAAATTGCAGTCCACGTCGCGGCAGAGCAGCCGCAGGTGCTCATGCGTGGCGTGATGCAG